ATCGCTTATGACATCTGCGGTGTTCAGCCAATGACACAACCAACTGGTTTGATCTTTGCAATGAAGAGCCGTTACGCTACTCAAACTGGTACTGAAGCATTGTTCAACGAAGCTGATACAGACCATGCTGGCGCTTCTTCTCCTGCACATGCTGGTTCTAACCCATACGCTGGTACTTATACTACTGGTGTTGGCCAAGGCACTGCTGCTGCTGAATCTGGCGATCGTTTCAACGAAATGGCATTCTCAATCGAGAAGACCAGCGTTGTTGCTAAGTCCCGTCAGTTGAAAGCTGAATACTCAATCGAACTTGCACAAGACTTGAAATCAGTTCATGGTCTTGACGCTGAAGGCGAATTGAGCAACATTCTGTCCACAGAAATTTTGGCTGAAATCAATCGCGAAGTTATTCGTACAATCTACACCTCTGCTAAAGTTGGTGCACAACAAGGTACTGCTACTGCTGGTACTTTTGACTTGGACGTTGACTCAAATGGTCGTTGGTCTGTTGAGAAATTCAAAGGTCTCTTGTTCCAAATCGAACGTGAAGCAAACGCCATTGGCCAAGCAACACGTCGTGGCAAGGGTAACTTCATTGTTTGCTCAAGCGACGTAGCTTCTGCATTGGCAATGGCTGGTGTTCTTGACTATGCTCCAGCGCTGTCTACAAACCTGAATGTTGATGAAACATCTACAGTGTTTGCTGGCGTGTTGAATGGTCGTTACAAAGTGTATGTTGATCCATATACTGTTGCAAACGCTTCAGCTGGTACTGGTCAACAGTTCTTCATGGCTGGTTACAAAGGCACTTCCGCTTTTGACGCTGGTGTGTTCTACTGCCCATACGTTCCACTTCAGTTGGTTCGTGCAGTTGATCCAGCTACTTTCCAACCTAAGATTGGTTTCAAGACTCGCTACGGCATGGTCGCAAACCCATTCACTTCGTTGGATGCTGCTGGTGATGGCTTGGCTTCAGGCAACAACTACTACTACCGTAAAGTTAAGGTTAACAACTTGATGTAATCCATCGGGTTAGGAAACCTACGCAAGATAGGTACTTTAAAAGGGGGACAGAAATGTCTCCCTTTTTTTCTTTATAAATAACTGTATGACTACGATAACTACTACACCACCAAATATCAATCCATTGAATCCCAATGGGTATCGCTTCGCCATTCAGAAACTACCAGCATTGACGTATTTTTCTCAGCAGGTAAATCTGCCAGGAATTACGCTGGGTGAACCTGAATTCGCAAACCCATTTGCGTCTGTTCCTATCCCAGGAGACAGGCTAACATATGATGCACTAACGCTAGAGTTTCTTGTCGATGAAGACATGAAGAACTACCTTGCTGTTTATAACTGGATCGTGGCACTAGGTTTTCCGCAAAGTTACCAACAGTATATAAGTTTTACCAATCAAGATGAAATTAGCACACTCAATGAGTTGGCCACCAATTTCTCTGATGGCACTTTGCAAATACTTGACAACAATAATCTTGTTTCAAGAAGTGTGCAATTTATTGATATGTTTCCGACATCTTTGGAATCTTTAACATTCCAATCTACCAACACTGATGTAAACTATCTTGTTGGAAGAGCAACCTTTCGCTTTTCTTATTACGAGTTTATAACAACTTGACATTTACAATGATTTGAGGTATAATGGGTGTAAACACCCATGGAGTTATTATGAATATTGAACAGCTACAAGAAGAGTGGGACACCGATACCCATATAGACGACAACCATCTTGATCGTGAAGCGATCAGGACAAGTCAACTGCATGCAAAGTATCTGCGTCACCTTATTCAATCAAAGTTAAAGCTGGCCAAGATGCGTGCAGATTACAACACACTGCGTCAGGCTAAGTTTCGTTACTATCGTGGTGAGATGGGTCGTGATGAATTAACAGAGCGCAGTTGGAATCAGTGGCAGGGTGTCAAGCCACTTAAGAACGAGATGGATGAATTCCTTACAGGAGATTCAGATCTCAATTTGTTAAATACTAAAATCGAATACATCGCAACGATGGTATACATGCTTGAATCAGTGCTTACTCAGGTTAAGTCCAGAGACTGGCAGATTCGTTCGGCAGTTGATTTTAAGAAGTTTGTTGCTGGTGGCTAATGAAGATAACAATTGAAAAAGTAAACCATGTTCATCTAAGAGTTTTCTCAGATCCTTCTGTTGAACAAGAACTCTCAGATTTCTTTACCTATGAGTATCCAGGTGCTAGGTTTACGCCACAGTATAGAGCAAGACTGTGGGACGGTAAAGTCCGTATGTACGATATGTATCGCAAGTCTTTACCTGTTGGTTTGCTACGTTATGTACAAGAGTTTGCAGAACGCAACAAGCATGAATTAGAATATGTCAATGACGTAGTTACTACCACTGAGATAACATCACAGCTAGTAATGGACTACGCAAAATGGTTAGAACCAATGGGTCATGGCAAACCTATTGAGATTCGTGACTATCAGGTAGAAGCAGTAACAGAAGCGATTCGCAATGAACGCATTCTACTGCTATCTCCAACTGCCTCAGGCAAATCCTTTATCATCTACACAACAATGCGTCACCATCTAGAAGCTGGTCGCAAGTGTATCATTATCGTTCCAACAACATCACTGGTTGAACAGTTGTTTGCGGACTTTGAAGACTACTCATCTGCCAATGGTTGGAAACCTTCTTATCACTGCCAAAAACTTTACTCAGGTTTTAGCAAAGACTTTACCAAGGATGTTCTTATTACTACATGGCAATCGGTTTACCTTCAACCAAAAGGTTGGTTTCAAAACTTCGATGTAATCTTTGGTGATGAAGCACACCAGTTCAAAGCCAAGTCTCTTACCACTGTAATGGAAAAGATGGATCAGGTGCGCTATCGTATCGGAACCACAGGTACACTAGACAATAAAAAGATTCATCGATTGGTTCTTGAAGGTATGTTTGGTCCAGTTCATAGGGTGACCACTACCAAAGAGTTGATGGATACTAATCGACTTGCAACACTAAATATTACTTGTATACTGTTAAAGTACGATGAACCTACCCGTGCTAGTAGAAGCAAAAATTTGTATCAAGATGAGATGTCTTTCATTGTTTCTAATGAAAAACGCAACAATTTTATACGAAATTTGGCATTAAATTGCAAGGGTAATACCTTGGTCCTCTTTCAGTATGTAGAAAAGCATGGGAAAGTGCTGCATGATCTTATACAAGAAAAGGCACATGATAACAGAAAGATATTTTTCGTATTCGGTGGCACTGCTACCAGCGATCGTGAAGCGATTCGCCACATCACCGAAAGCGAGTCGGATGCTATCATTATTGCGTCATATGGAACTTTTTCCACTGGCATTAATATACCCTCGTTGGAGAATGTTATATTTGCGTCACCAACAAAAAGCAAGATCCGTAACCTTCAATCAATAGGTCGTGGGTTACGACTTAAGAATGGCAAGACTGAGTGCAATCTATACGACTTAGCAGACGATTTGCACTGGAAGTCATGGAAGAATCATACATTGAATCACTTTGCAGAACGTGTTAAAACCTACGCAGAAGAAAAATTCACATACAAATTAGTGGAGGTAAACATATGACGCTGGAACCAGATCAAGAATATGTTATTATAAAATTGGTAAGTGGTGAACAACTCATGGGAGTTTGTACAGAGGAAACTGACAAAGATATAACAGTTATGTTTCCAATGGCACTACGTCAATATCCTATTCAAAGAGACGATGGAACTATCGGTGAACAAGTAACTGGTGGTCCATTTTGCGCATTTGCTTCAGACAGAACATTTACTATTCCCAAAGCATCAGTCATGATAAACAAACCACTGCATGCGTTGTTGGTTCCATTCTATGTACGTATGGTAAACCAATATGAAAAGATGGTAGATGTTCCACTATCAATGTTCAATGACGAGGAAGAAGAGCATGAAGTGCTTACAGTAAAAGATGTAGAGAAAGCAGTCGACCGACTTGCTGCCATCATGTATGGAGAAAAGAATCAAGACAATGATTCAGATGGTCATTTCGTAGAAGGTAATAACACTATACATTAATGATTATCAACCCTGACACTGTCAGTATACCTCAAGTCAAGCATGGAAGCAAGTTTAGAAGTAAAATAGTTTCCAACTTGACTTCTTTCATTCTTTACTCCATAATTACGTTTAGATCTCTTGCAGATCGGAAAATATAAATGGCCACACACTACGTAAACAACGTCGAGTTTTATGAAGCAATCAAAGAATACCAAATCAAGGTACAGGAAGCAAAGGAAGCTGGATTAGAGCGACCTCGTGTTACCAACTACCTTGGTGAGTGTATTTTAAAAATTGCAACGCATCTCTCATACAAACCCAACTTTATTAATTACTCTTATCGTGAAGAGATGATATCGGATGGAATAGAAAACTGTCTTCAGTATTTCACCAACTTTGATCCTACCAAGTCAAAGAATCCGTTTGCATACTTTACGCAGATTATCTACTACGCATTCCTGAGACGTATTGCAAAGGAAAAGAAGCAGACATTCATTAAGAATAAAATTATAATGGAGATGCCGTATGATGCTTTTGAATTGCAAGGACATGATGAAGATGGTGCGTATGCAAATGCGTATCTAGACTTTTTACAAAACAACAATGACTTTGAAGATCCGTATGCCAAGAAGAAAGCCAAGAAACTTGCAGCAGCAAAAGCCAAGACACTTGAGAACTTTATGGACTCAGATGAACTTATAATGGATGATAACAATGAGTCGGGAACTTAGAGATTTAATACGCAGCGTTAGCTCTGGATCTTATCCACCAATAAGAAAAAGATTTAGAAAATCTTATCGTCGCAATAGACGAACATTGAAGCGATGGGCATGGGGTGCGGATGATGGAAACTTTAACTATGGAAGCATTATGGAAAACAATGAGAAGATTTTTCTTGGCGTAAGTGATTTTGATGATCTTATCACATCAGACATTCTAAAGAGACGTGTCGATGCCAATAAGAAAACTGTACATCGCGACACCACTGTTCTTTGCAATCGTGAACACTGGGCTGAGTGGGCAGAGAACGAATACGCAGATACCCTTTATGTTCAGGGTAACGCATCTGGTGGTTTCATTATCTTTGAAGAAGAATTAAACTACATTACCTACAGCGTTGACAGCAACACAACAACTGTGCGTGCATTCGGTGATGTTGAGTTCTGTGAGATTGTTATTGCCACTGTTGAAGACAAATTCGATATCGTTACATCACACATTGAGTGGATCTACTCTAGCGATGGCAACTCTGTTAACGTGCCATTGAATCGCGATCGTCTTCCTGTTGAAGAGATGTATCCGTTTCTCAAAGGTGAATCTCTTGAGTCATACTACAATCGTTACCTTGAATCGTCAGCAAACATTCTGTTGTTGATTGGTCCTCCAGGAACTGGTAAGACTACATTCATTCGTGGATTGCTTGCCATGACAAACTCATCTGCCATCGTTTCATACGATTCTGCGATTCTTGAGAAAGATAGTTTCTTTGCAAGGTTCATTGAAGGTGACGAAACAATCATGGTGTTGGAAGACAGCGATGCATTCTTAAAGTCACGCAGTGATGGTAATACCATGATGCACCGATTCCTAAATGTAGGTGATGGTCTTGTTACTACCAAAGGTAAGAAGATGATCTTTTCTACCAACCTTCCAAGTATCCGTGACATTGACTCAGCGTTGGTTCGTCCTGGACGTTGCTTTGATATCATTACCTTTGATACTTTGAAACAAGAAGAAGCTGAGTTGCTTGCAAAGCGATTAGATGCTAAACTTGATGGTACACAAGACAGATGGTCTATTGCTGAAGTATTCAACAAGCAGACCAATAAACCAAAAGACAGAAAGATGGGGTTCGTTTGAGAGTAGCCATTATCACAGACCAGCACTTTGGTGCACGTAACGACAGTCAGGCATTCCTTGACTTCTACGAAAAATTCTATGACAATACTTTCTTTCCAACACTAGAAGAAAACGAGATCAAAACTGTTCTCGTTCTTGGTGATACCTTTGATAGACGTAAGTATGTAAACTTCTATTCGCTGGGTCGTGCCAAGAAGATGTTCTTTGATAAGTTGGCAGAAAAAGATATTGATGTACTCATGATTGCAGGTAACCATGACACATACTTTAAAAACACAAATGAGATTAACTCGCCTGAGTTACTTCTAAGAGAATACAAGAACATTCAAATCATCGATGAGGCAGTTACTCTTGATGTTCATGGCACTGAAGTTTGTTTCGTGCCATGGGTATGTACTGATAATTTTGATCACAGTATGCAAACTATGAAAGACACCAGCGCAGAAATCTGTATGGGTCACTTCGAGATTGCTGGTTTCGCAATGTATAGAGGAATGCAAAGTAATGAAGGATTCACAACCGACACTTTTAAAAAGTTTGATATGGTATTCAGTGGTCATTATCATCACCGCAGTAATGACAACCATATCTATTACCTCGGGAATCCTTACGAACTAACATGGCAAGACTATAACGATCCTCGTGGTTTTCATCTGTTTGATCTTAACACTCGCAGTTTGGATTTCATTCAAAACCCTTACACAATGTTTGCTCGTCATGAGTATGATGACACTGGTGTATTGGAAGACTTAGATACGTTGGATCTACAGGGCAAGTATGTAAAGTTAGTTGTTGTCAACAAAACTGACTATTACAAATTTGACAAATACATTCAAAAGCTGTATACTAAGGGATGCGCTGAAATCAAGATCGTGGAAGACCTGTCTGAGTTTAATGAGGGTGAAGTATCTTCAGATATCAATCTGGAAGACACACTTGATGTGCTAAGTAACTATATCGACTCTGTTCAAACAGATGCTGATAAAGAAAAGATTAAAACATTCATGCGTACCCTTTACACAGAGGCTGTCAATATCGAAGTATGATCATATTCAAATCTATCTCATGGATGAATTTCCTTTCAACAGGAAATTCTGCAAACACTGTTCTTCTTGATAAATCTCCCACCACACTGATCGTTGGTCGTAATGGCGAAGGTAAGTCAACCATCCTTGATGCACTATGTTTTGCCTTGTTTGGCAAACCCTTTAGAAACATCAACAAGGGACAGCTGGTAAACAGTATTAATCAAAAGAACTGTATGGTAGAGATTAAATTCTCTGTGTCCAATGTTGAGTATCGTATTCGTCGTGGTATCAAACCAAATCTGTTTGAGATCTATCAAAACGATGTGCTAATGAATCAGGACTCTGCAAACAGAGACTATCAAAAGATTCTTGAGCAACAAATCTTACGATTGAACTACAAGACATTCACTCAGGTAGTTATACTGGGTTCAGCATCGTTTGTTCCTTTTATGCAACTGCCTTCTACTCAACGTCGTGAAGTTATTGAAGACATCCTTGATATTAAAATCTTTTCAACAATGAATCAGTTGTTGAAAGAAAAAGCACAGGAGACTAAGGATGCTATTACCCGAACAGAGAATGAAATCAAGAGCGCAAAGGATAAGGTCGAGAGCCAACAGGCAATCATCAAAACGATTACAGAAGCGAAAACCTCAGCCATCGAAAATATCAGAACAAAGATTTCTGCAAATTCTGTTGAGATTTTATCTAACGAGAGCGAGATCGAACTTATCCTTTCGCAGATCGATACTCTTAAAGCAAGCATCAATGATAAGGAAGCTGTTGCTGAAGACATTGAGAAAGCAAAGTCAATCAAGTCCAAGTTGCTCCACAAAATCGAAACATGTGAGCATCACACAGAATTCTTTAGTGAACATGATGTTTGTCCCTCATGTAACCAAGATATTGCAGAGCAATACAAAGAGAGTATCATCAAAGACCTCAATGATAAACTCATGGAACAGAATGGAAAGGTTGGTGAACTCGAAACAATCTTATCCAACCTTAATGAAAAACTATCTGGTATTACTAAAGTCCAATCAGAGATTACCCATAAGAATATCGAACTATCTTCACGAAACTCTACGATCACCTTACTCAATAAACAAATTAAAGAGATGCAAACTGAGATCGAAGGGGCAAAAACTGATACGACAAATATAGATGAAGAGAAAACAAAGTTAAGAGAGTTGGCAAAGACTGCCATGGATATGATTGATGCCAAGACAACACTGCAAGAAACAAAGAACCTTCAGGACGTTGCATCAATGTTGTTAAAGGACACTGGTATCAAGACAGCGATTATACGTGAGTATCTTCCTGCCATGAACAAGTTGATCAATAAATATCTCAATGCAATGGAATTCTACGTGCACTTTGAGTTGGATGAATCATTCAATGAAAAGATCAAGTCTCGTTATCGTGATGAGTTTACTTACGCAAGTTTCTCAGAAGGTGAGAAGATGCGTATCGATCTGGCAATTTTATTCACATGGCGTCAGATTGCCAAGATGAAGAATAGCGTTAACACTAACCTGTTAATCCTTGATGAGATCTTTGATTCATCTTTGGATAATGCAGGCACTGATTATTTTCTTTCTGTCATGGGTCAATTCGAAAAGTCAAACGTGTTTGTTATCAGCCACAAAGGCGACCAGCTGTTTGATAAGTTTAGATCCGTTATAAAGTTTGAAAAGAAAAACGACTTTTCACTCATCTCTACAGCATAACCCTACGCTTTGTAAGGTTATTTTTCCCTGTAAAATCAACAACTTACAGGGCTTCCAATAAATCGCTTGCTTTTAATTCATTTTTAGGGCATAATTGTATTATTGAATGGAGATTACTTTATGAATTCACGTGACCTGCTGGCTAAGTTGCTGGCAAACGAAAACCTGAACATTGTTCGTGCGCCTGTGTCAACAGCGTCCATGGATATCCGTTCACGCACTCTTACCCTTCCGCAATGGAAGGAAATGACTCCCGATGTTGAAGAAATGCTTATTGGTCATGAGGTTGGCCATGCGTTGTTCACCACCGATGACTACATCAAAGAGGGAGAAACTCGTGCGCTTCATGGCTACATGAATGTCATCGAAGACGTACGCATCGAAAAGAAAATCAAAAACAAATATCCTGGATTACGTGCATCCTTTCTTAAGGGTTATAAAGAACTAAACGATCGTGACTTCTTTGAGATTCAGGGCAAGGATCTTTCACAGCTGTTGCTGATTGATCGCATGAACCTTTATTACAAAGTTGGTTTCAACTGTGGTGTCAAATTCACTACAACAGAAATGGAATTCATTCGTCGTGCTGACAAATGTGATTCTATCGATGACGTATATTCACTTGCCAAAGAACTTTTAGAATTCACCAAAGAAGAACGCAAAGCCAAGAAGCAATCAATGGCTGAGCAGTACAGTGACATTCAACTTAGCGAAGAAGATGCTGAGGATCTTGAAGAAATTGAATATGATACAGATATGTTTGATGACTTGGAAGATGAAGATGCTGACGAGACTGATGAAGATGGTGAGCCAAAAGACCAAGATGACGAAGATGAACCTACGAAGAGAGGTTCAGGATCAATGGCAGACGCAAAACCAAACACTGATGTAACTGATGAAGAATTGGAATCTCAAACTGAGAATGCTTTCCGTCAACGTCTGTCAGCCATGGCTGATACCAAAACAATGGTAAAGATCCTAACACCAGAATTGCGTACACGCAACAAAGATGTTATCGTTGGCTACAAGAAAGTTCTCTCTGAGTTGCCAGTGGCATTCAAAGAGGGTGAAGAACGTATGACCCTGCGCTATGGCGAAGAATGGTTGAAAGAATACAAGTCTAGGAACACCAAAGATCTCGACAAGTTTAAAGTTGATTCATCACGTGTTGTGAATTATCTTGTCAAAGAATTTGAGATGAAGAAGTCAGCTACAGCTTACAAGCGTAGCACCACTGCAAAGACTGGCGAACTCAATGTTCGTAAGTTACATTCTTACAAGTTGACTGATGATCTGTTCAAGCGTATTACTGTTGTGCCTGATGCAAAGAATCATGGCATGGTGTTCTTGCTCGACTGGTCTGGTTCAATGTCGGGTGTCATGGATGATACCATGAAGCAGGTTATTAACCTTGCCATGTTCTGCCAACGTGCACAGATCCCTTATCAGGTGTTTGCATTCACGAATGGTTATGCCGATGAAGAATATCCATCTCATATTGATGGTGATACTTATACAGGATTCGTTTGTGGCTCATTCAATCTGCTTGAGTTGTTTAGCAACCGAATGACTAATACTGAATTCAATACAATGGTTGACCTAATGTTCAAGAAACCATGGAACACTGCAAACAAGTATTCATTGAATAGTACTCCGCTAAACGAAGCATTGTTGTACATGGCTGATTACCTCGGTAAGTTTATCAAGAACAACAATGTTGAGAAAGCATCGTTCATTACTTTAACCGATGGCGAAGGTCATGGTATTCATAGCAACAATGGTATCAGTGACTCGATATATCAAAATGGTCAGTACACAAAGGTTGTAACATACCTGCGTGATCCAGTGACTCGTCGTGAGTATGCAATCAATCGTGATGGCACTCAACAGACTAAAGTGTTTCTGACGATTTTGAAACATCGTTACAATATATCGACAATTGGCTTTCATGTGATTCGCAACAGCCGACGTGATATGGAAACCTTTGTTCGTTATAACATTCCTACTGTTAAGAATGGCTTAGAACAGCTTAACTTGGTGGAAGGTTTCAAGAAGCAATTCCGTGAAAAAGACTTTGCGCTTGTTTTTGGTACTGGTCGTGATGAGTTGTATCTGTTGCCAGCTACCAAACTGATTACCGATGAGGGTGAGTTAAAGGTTGACACCAAGATGAATTCCAAGCAAATTGCTCGCCAATTCACCAAATTCTTGGATGTAAAGAAGACCAGCCGACTGCTCTTGAGCCGATTCGTGTCTTTGATTGCGTAAGTTGTTGATTTTACAGGGAAAAATACTTGGAAAAAACACTTGACTTTAATTGGAAGTTGGGGTATAATAGTTATTGGAATGGTTGATTATTGATGTGTGTTAGTGTATACTTTTATTATGAATGGAGCGAAAGATGTCGAAAGATCTAGCCTTTGTGGATACCTTTGAAGGTAAGTTGTTTGAAATGTTTCCCGATGCCAAAGCATCGAGCACAGTTTCTCGTCAACAAATTGTTACGGTAATGAAGAAACTGAAAACAGACAAGTACCCTTTGTGGTTGATGAAAACTAAAGTTGGTCGTGGTTTGTATGCAATTCCTGGAGGTTCAATTACCATGCCAGTGGTTGGCAATACTGCACTGCAACCTCAACAAGAAAGTGTTGACGTGGATTATACCAATGTTGATTCGTTAGTGCCGAGATTGGATGGCAACTACGTACCCTTCGGTAATTACAAAGACTTGGAACAGATTATTGTTACCAAGCAATTTTACCCCACTTACATTAGTGGTCCGACTGGGAATGGCAAGTCAACTTCCATTGAACAGATCTGCGCAAAGCATCGTCGTCCGTTGATCCGTATTAATCTGAATAGTCAGACTGACGAAGATCAATTGGTGGGTACAAAAACCCTTATCGATGGCAACGTAGAAATTGTCGAAGGACCAGTGATTATCGCCATGCGTCTCGGTATCCCCTTGTTGCTTGACGAGATTGATGCTGGCTCTGCCAATGCGTTGCTTTGCTTGCAACCGATTCTTGAGGGTAAACCTTTCTACTACAAACTCAAGAACGAAATGATCTATCCTACTCTTGGCTTCAATATGTTTGCAACTGCGAACACAAAGGGCAAGGGTAGCGATGATGGTCGTTACATCGGTACCAACGTGCTCAACGAAGCATTCTTGGAACGATTCGCTGTAACCTTTAATCAGGAATACCCTGATGCAAAGGTAGAAATGAAAATCGTCATGAACCTTATGAAGTCATATGGTTGTGTTGATGAGAAATTCGCTGATACTATGGTCAAGTGGGCTGACGCAATTCGTCGTACGTTTGACTCTGGTGGTGTGGATGAGACAATCACTACTCGTCGTCTTGTTCATATTGTTCGTGCCTTCTCGATCTTCAAGAATCAGAAGAAAGCAATTGAATTGTGTACCAACCGATTCGATGATGCTACTCGTCTGGCTTTTGTTGACCTGTTCGATAAGGTTTCGAGTGGTGAGATGGTTGTTGAAGAAACACCAGCTGTTAGTCAAGT